ATTGTATCTGCCACTCAAACTACTCGTAGCGGGTATGGTAGTTCTGATGTTGAGCTTACTGACACCTCTGAATCCTTTGGACTCCCTGCTACTGCTGACCTTATGTTTGCCCTTATTTCTACAGAAGAGTTGGAGGGGTTGAATCAGATAATGGTGAAGCAATTAAAGAACAGGTATAATGATCCTACGATGAATAAGAGATTCGTTGTTGGTATTGATCGTGCCAAGATGAGGTTATATGACTGTGAGCAAAAAGCACAAGAAGAACTAGTTGACAGTGGGCAAGAGGAGGAGTATACTCATGAAGAGAAACCCAAAAAGTCATTTGGAGATTTTAAATTTTAATGCCAGTATATCCTTACTATAAAGTTCTTGATGAAAATGGAAACCAGTATGTTGATTGTGGATGGTTAAAACATGCACAAGAAATTGTTGAACTGAATGAGAATGTTCAGAAGTTAACAATTCATAAAATCAATGCACCTCTTGATCAGGAGACTGTTGATGTTACTGCAACTGGGATAGCAGAACTACCTGGTCAGCAAGGATTACCAAAAGCAAAAGAAAGACTTCCATTTGAACCATTAGAGGAAGAACTTGGATTACCACAAAGCGAACTTATTGAATTTTAATTATGGCAGTTGACACTGAAAAGTATTTGGATTTTGTTGCTGGAGTTACCAGTCAACCAAGTTCAGATCTACCTACACTCCTCTCACGTATAACAGAGTTGGATGTAACTGATGATTGTGATGTACCACGTTTATTGACTGCTGCACTTGGATTAACTGCAGAGTCTGGTGAGTTTACAGAAGTGGTAAAGAAGATTTTACTTCAAGGTAAACCCTATACTCAAGAGAATGTTTTTCATATGAAGAGAGAACTGGGTGATATCTGTTGGTATCTTGCACAAGCATGTATGGCACTTGATACTACCATTGATGAAGTAATAGAAATGAATGTGGATAAATTAAAAGCACGTTATCCTGGTGGAGACTTTGATGTTCACCAATCTGAAAATCGTAAAGAAGGAGATTTGTAATGCATTTAATTATTGGTATCATTGGTATCTTATTGATAGTCACTATCATATGTTATTCAATCTTAAATAAGTACGATCCACACTAAATATTTAAAAAGAGCACGGGCAGATGGCTACTAGTGCAGTAGAAACAGCAAAGCAAGAAAATGGTTCCAGATTGTTTATGGAGTCTGTAATAGAAAATAGAAAGACTCCAACTTTTAGTGAGATGAGAAAGGTTTATGATGGATATGATTTATCATGGAAATCTACTTATGAAAAACAAACTAAAGCATTACAAAAATTTTTAGGAATTAGAAAGGGATATATTTACTCTAGAGATACTGGTATCATGCCTATGATTGAGAATATTGCAAAGGAAGAATGTGGGGTATCTGTTAAAGATAGATGGAATCCTATGGATATTGTTCTTGTAAAAAAGAATATGCAGAAGGTAGTTGAAGGTACGATAAAGGAACTTACAAATATTGATGGTATGAGTAAAGATGCCAAACTTGAATTACTCAATGCATATATGAGAGAGACCTTAAATGATAAGGTATTGATTGGAGTATCTCTAAAAGCGATTAAAGAAAATAAAAAAGTAGCAACTCAAGAACTTGCTAATATGGCAAAGGGTAGTGCAAGAACAAACATAGATTATATTCCTGGTTCTTTGAAATGTGATCTTACTTTAGGAAAGAAGGCAAATTACTTATTTGATACTGGTGAACTTGGATTTGATTTAGAGACTGAAAGTGGAGGTAGTATTCATGGACAGTCAAGAAATTTCCAGTATTCTAAAGCAAGAAATGTAATTCAAACTGACCTTACACCAAAAGGAAAGGATGCTGGTGCAAAACTTGGTAAGGTTTCTAGTGTTGCCTTGGATGGGTTTTTAGAAGGAATAGGATTGAAAAGACCTCCTTCAGCATCTAGACATAATCATATTCCTGCTGTTGGTACGTGGGAAAAAACTGATATTGATTATTGGGTTGATCTTTATAATGAAATAAAAGATGCAAAGGTAGGTGGAAAGACTATTGAATTTGGTGAGGTTGCAGTATATGAAGATCGTCAAAAGGTTGGTGAAGGAATTAAAACAGTTATTGAGACTGCTATTAAGTATGAAACAGAAAGTATGGATAGAAGTAGTGGTGGTAGATTTTCTTCTAAACTTATTTCATTGGAATGGGCAAAAATTTGGGTAGAGATTAGTGAGAAAAAAATGTTAAGGGAATGGTGTACTTCACTTTATTATGGTGCGAAGAAAGAATTTTCTTCTAAAAATGGTCCCTTTTTAAAAATATACTAAATATAGTATAAGTGTATGCCAATATGAAAAGTTTATTACAATTTATGAGTGAGGCTGAATCGCAAGCATCAATGCAAGCGAAGAAGTTGAACCTAGCAAGTGATGGTCACGGGTCTTGGATGGACACTCGTGGTAATATTGTGGCAACCACAGAGAAAGGTAAGTTAGTATTTTTAAAAGGTAGAAAGAAGAAAGCAGGTGAAGAAGAAAGAGGGCAAGTAAAAGGAAGAGCAGTAGATCCACAAGCAAAAGCAAAAGCAGCACCAGCACCTCAAGCAGCACCAAAAGCAAAGGAAGGTGATCCAGAAGGTGGTGGTGAAGCAAGTGAAGATACATTGACAATTGTATTTGGTAGATTTAATCCACCAACAGTTGGGCATGAAAAACTATTACAGGCAGCAGAGAAAGCAGCAATAGGAGGAGAACTTAAAATATATCCGTCAAGGACAAATGATCCTAAAAAGAATCCAATTGATCCTGACATGAAGATCTCTTATATGAAGAAGATGTTCCCTGATTATGAGGAGCAAATTATTAATGATCCCGATATGGTATCAATTTTTAATGTTCTTGTAACTGCAGCAGAAGATGGATATAAGAATATTAATATTATTGTAGGAGCAGACAGACAAGCAGAGTTTGAGAATCTTGCTAACAAATATAATGGAGAACTATATGATTTTAAAGAAATCAGAGTTATTTCTGCTGGTGTAAGAGATGCAGATGCTGAAGGTGTGGAAGGTATGTCTGCATCCAAGATGAGAAAGGCAGTTCAAGATGATGACTTTGATGCGTTCCGTAAAGGAATTCCTTCAAAATTAAGCAATGCAGATACGCAAGCACTGTTTGATGCTGTTCGTACTGGCATGGGTACTAAAA